TATCTTTTGTTAAACTTCCTATTTCTGTTTTATACAACTCATCAAAAAGTTTAGTATCCACAAGTGCCTGTCCGTCCATATTAGCAGTGTAATACTTATACTGTAACCTTTCTACTACATTTGTATCTCCAAAACCTAGTTGAAAGTTATCGGTTGTAGCAGCATATGTGTAAAAAGATTCTTGAAAAGCCCTTGAAAAGGCGCTATCTTCTATGTAAAGCTTATAATTATTTATGTATTTAATATTCATATTTAGCGTTTCCCGCAATACTTATTCTATACTCATCATCTAAATTTTTATTTACTTGGTGTAGCATCCAATGCGGAAACATAATTAACTCTCCGGCTTGTGGGTTAAATTGAATTTGCTTAGGTCTATGATACCCCTGCTGTATTGAAAAAACTATAGCGCCTGCTTTTGGAGGTGTCTTTACGTAATATACCCACGCCACTTCGTGAGGGTGATCATGTATTTGAGTGCTTTCATATTTTCTATGTATCTGCCCCCATATATCTATATTAACTAAATTTCTATAATTAAATACTTCTGTTAATTCTTTCATTAATTTTTTTGTTTCTGGGGTTTCTATATCAATATGGGTGTCTTCAACTAAAGTAGTGGTATCATCCGAAGATAATCTATTGTCTATATTCTTTAAAACTTCTTGAGCTAATACATCATTATCAACGTCAGTAATATTCCAAACTTCTAAAGCATCGTTTGATAAAGTTTCTAGCTTACTAAAGTGTGTCATTTATAGTTTTTCATATAGTTAAATAACTTTCGCATTTTATCTTTAGTATACCCTTTCATCAACCAATACTTTGATTCAGGATAAACTTTATTGTTTTCTACCCAATAGTTTGACTTTGTTTTTGCTCTACCCCTAAAGAATAAGGTGATAGCCTTTTCACCTATGGGTACTATTCTGTGAAACTGATCGTGTTTTCGTTTTAGTATACTGCCGGGATAATAAGTCTTGGTGTGAGTCTCCCCATCTTTCCATTGCGTCTCCTTGTAGCGTCCCCACAATATAACACTAATATAATCCCAAGGGTGGCTATGATAGTTTTCCACGTCAGCATATATTACATTCACACATATTTTATTTATTAAACCTAGGAGGGAATACCTAACTATAGTTACTTGATCGTTAGGTAGTATAATAGCCTGTTTTTGAATGAGTTTTATCATACTCGTTTATATAGTCTTGAACCTCTCTAAGCTCTTTTTTAATTGTTTTATATCCTCTCCTTATCGGAGGGTGTTCTCGTACTGTAGCATTATTTGGTTTACCAATCAACTTTATTATAGGTGCAGTTAAATCAAACTCACCCTTGTGTATGGCATTGTTCCATAACCCCGGCACTGCATGATGTGTATTGTGTAACCCTTCACCTATAAAAAGAAGTGACCATAAATGGCTGTTTACTGTGTAATCTTTAGAGTTGTAAGTTCTCCAAGTACCTGGAAGTCCGTAGCTTAATACAGGGATATGTGCTATTACAGTAGCCCAACTAATACCTATCAATGTGTACCAAATAGGAATGCCATAAAAGTAGCCTACATATGCCGGATTAATTAATGCTAGAACCCCCACATAACTAAATATAATCTTGTAATAATGCCTGTGAAAAAATGCGTGGTCTTTGTCTCGATGTAAATCTTTAATGATAAGCGGGTTTATATTAAAAGCAGGTACATAATAAAACCATACTTTTATCTTGTGCCATAAGCTGCCTTTTGGTCTATGAGGATCTTCTATATGATCAGAATGTCGATGATGAGCTCTGTGTCCTGCAGCCCAACATATTGTGCTACCTAAAGAACCTATAGTAGCAAACCATAATACAATCCATTTGATAAGTCGATTTTTAGGTTCATAACTTCTGTGAGCTGCGTACTTGTGAAGTCCTACACTTACACATAACCCAAAACAAACCCACCCTAGAGCTAGGGCGATTAGAAATAATGTGGTATCCCAAGCGAAAATTATAGTAACTATAGCACTGATATAAACAAAAGCTTGCGTTGCCTTTACTTTTGCATCGTTGCTACACTTCCGCACAAACCCATTATTGAAAATGAACTCTAGAATATTCTTCACGGTCTAATTTTTTTCAGCGAATGAAGCTAAATATATTTCTTCTACTTTTGCGGTTACCGCCCCAGCTAATTCTTTAAACTGATCTACAGTAAGTTCTACATCTACGTTAGCTGTATTTCTCCAAGTAACTGTTGCATCTGTATACACACCTGAAATAATAGCTGTCAATTGATTCATAACATTATTACGACTATTTAAATCTATTTGCCAATTGGAGCCGTTCCAATCTACCCCTGCAGCTAGTGACACTTCTCTGCCAATGTTAACATCTTGGTCAGCTTTAGCATTAGCTAATTCTGTACCCCAAGGATAGTAAACTTTTTTATATGCTTGACCGTCTGAAGTAACCCCTTCATACACTGTGTAACCTAGACCTGTCATATAGTCTAAGAAATTCTGATTAGCGTCTGACATTGGATCTGAAGTTACAGGTACACCAAGAGCTTTACAGTCGTTGAGTAATGTAGCAAGAGAAGACAAAGCAGTTGCGCCCGCAGCTACTACAGTAGTTTCCACGGTTTTTACTGTGTTTGCTATTGGATCAGCCCCGCGAGCATTAGTTACTCCCTCATATGTTTTAAGTAAAATCGTATCTACTGATTGAGCATTCGCTACAGGATAACTATCCCAAAACGGTTCGGCTACAGGCTCTAATTCTTCCGGATCAGGTTGAACGTTATCTTGGGCCGATTGCCACACAGCTTCTACTGCTGTTGCCCAACTTGGTAGTTCGTCTATTAATTCATTGGGCGCTTGACCTTTGTACTCAACTTCCCCAGAAGTTCCGGCCCATTGTAATGCCCATACATCTGCTGGAATACTACAAGTAGATAGGTCTAAACCGCCATGCCCTACTCCATCTTTAGTAACAGCATTATCGGCTACTACAATTGTTAAATTCATTTCTTATCTCCTAATAAATTTTGTTTTGCGCTTTTAGCTAATACTTTAATGCTATTCTCATTAGCTTTTACCATTTCGTTTCTAAACGACTCTACAGCTGCTCCAGTTTGCCGCTGCATACCGGAATTTTCAACTAGTAGCATAGGTAGCCAAGTGACAGCACAAGCATACTCATCTATATCTTTTCCAGTATTCATATCTGTTCCTTGTAACTTAGTAAACCACATACATTTTAAACCAATACACTTCTTCTTCAATAAAGGGCAATAATCCCCAGTAGGTAATTGCATATTAAGCTTTCGTCGCTATTATAAGATCTACATATTGTACCGCTAAATTAATCGCAGTTCCAGTAAATGTGTGATTGTGGGCAGTTCCACTAAATGTGTGATTGTGAGATCCGCCTGAACCTGCCGCTCCTGTAGTTGCCGATGTATTTCCGGAACCATTTTTTTGTCCACCAAAAGAGCCCGTAAATGATCCTCCTACTTTAGTATAAGAGTGAGTATGGCTCGGTATCTGCGATAGAGCAAGAGTGCGAGACCCAACTGTACCGCCCGCTGTTTTATTGGCGATAGAACCGGCTACTGACTTGGACGCGAATGCGGTAGTAAATGCTACTGAACCTCCTGAACTCGCCGTACCCGAGACTACTCTAAATGCTTTATTATTATGAGTTGTGTCTTTTGTCCACCCAGTTGGTGCAGCTGTTTGTTGGAACACCAACCTTGTCCCTGCTGGAAAAGCTTCAGCATTACCTGAAATCCAATCTGTACCATTTGAGACCAATACATTACCTGTTGTGCCTGGAGATACTGTTGTTACAGGGCTTGTACCTTCTCCAATTAACACTGCGTTAGCTGTATGAGTTGCAGACCCTGTTCCTCCTTGATTTACAGCCAGAGGCGTAGTTAATCCCGTAATTGCTGTTATGTCGTTATTTCCGCCGGAAGATGCCGCGCCTAGATTTAATCGTGCCCCAGCTGCATTGCTAGCACCCGTGCCGCCTTCAGTAACTGCTAAATCCGTTCCTAGGGTAAGGGTAGGTAAATAGTTAACTGGGTCAACTACATTAGTCGCATCATTATAAACATACGTTGACTTGCCAGCAGGTACGGCTATACCGGTACCCGTTGCATTTTTAACTGTAATTGTATCCGCACAACCGTTATTAATTAAATATAGTTTTTGAATTCCTGGCACAATTAAATTTTGAGCGCCTCCAGAAGTACCCGTTAAATTAAGCCTTAAATTACGGGCAGCTTGCGCTGCGTTTGTGTTTGTTAAATTAAGAGTTACCGTACCACTTGAAAAAGTAACATCGGCTGATCCTGTAATAGCATCTTCTATCGCAGTACCTAAATTTGTATTGGTGGTGGTACCCCATGTACCCGACTGTTCTCCAGTAGCTATGAGTTCTATTTTTAAGTCTGAATAGGTGCTTGGCATAATTTAATCCTTAATTTTTAATATTTTAACTTGTTTGGGCACTTAATGGAATACTTGTTACATAAACTCCTACATGTTTCTTTTCAGCCCATTCTTTTCCACAATCGGAACATGTCCCTGATTTATACTCTTCTGCGTCTACTTCCATTCCACAATGAACGCATTCTAAACGCACTTCATACTTATTAATCAAAGTTCCGTTTTTTAATTTTTTCGCTTCTACTATCATGCTGCTATATCCTCCCATTCAGGACTTTGTGTTGTGTTTATGTCAGCCCACACATCTGTTTGTGAATCATCAATATCAACCCACTCTGCGTCTTGCCCAGGAACAATATCGCTCCATACTAATGGTCGACTTGTTTGGCCAACTCCTTCTACGCCAATAACATTTACGTTAGCGTCAGCTGAAACCGTTACGGTTCCTAAAGCTGTGGTTCCTGCTACTCCAGTAACATTGACATTAGCATCTGCTGATACTGTAACAATTCCTAATGCGGTAGTACCTTGAACCCCTGTAACATTGGCATTAGCATCTGCTGATACTGTAACTGAACCTAATGCGGTAGTACCTACTACTCCTGTAACATTAACATCTACTCCAGTACCTTCTATTACAGTAACACTTCCTAAGGCTGTAGTCCCTGCTACTCCAGTAACATTGACATTAGCATCTGCCGATACTGTAGCACTTCCTAACGCTGTAGTTCCTACTACTGCAGTAACATCAACGTTAGCATCTGCTGATACCGTAACTGAACCTAAAGTTACTATGGCCTGTTCGCCATCAACTACTACATTACCATCAGTCGATACTACGATAGAACCTAAAACTGTTGTTGCTTCTACTCCTGTAACACTAAACCTTATATCAGGTATTAATATTGTTACGCCATTTAATGTGGTAGTACCTTGAACCCCTGTAACATTGACATTAGCATCTGCCGATACTGTAACTGAACCTAAATCAGTAGTACCTTGAACCCCTGTAACATTGACATTAGCATCTGCCGATGCTGTAGCACTTCCTAACGCTGTAGTTCCTGCTACTCCAGTAACATTGACGTCAACGCTTACAACGCCTTCAGCAGAAAACGGTGCACTCGAAAAAGGACTGCGGGCAAACATCTAAGGCACCTCCCGCTTAACTAAGCTATACGTATAATGGCGTTAGAAGAATCCGCTGCTGGAAATATTACAGTGAAATCCCCACTAGTTGAGGTTTTATCTGCTCCAAAGTCTAACACAGCGACCGCTTTGTCACTTTGTGTATCGTTATAAATTAATGCGCCTCTTGCTGTTATAGATGATGATGCCCATGTTTCATCTGCAAAATCTAACCACGCTGTTGTACTGGTAGATGTAGGTGCAGTAGATACTGTTAGATCTTGCCCTCCAGCCGAATAGCCTGTACCTGTTGCTTCGTTAGCAGTTGTATACGCTGTTGTTGCTGCGCCCAAAGAAGCTGACGATGTATATAACGCCATCTTAAATGTATCAGCCGTTGTACTCCCTCTTGTTACCGATGTTCCAAAAGCATGGACACCATTCAAGATGTCTACTTTGAAACTTGTAGCCATTGCTTGATTGATAGCCATGTTAAGTCTCCAAAATTTTAATTAAATCTGAATGCCCTGCATCACGCAGTTTATTCGCTAAAGTTGTGCGGTCTGACTGCACCGCTTGTTTTAAGTATTTCACTAGAACTTCTCTAATGTAACCCTTAAATGCTTCTGCTTGCTCTCTTATGAGAGGGTTTGCGTCTTTACTAACATACAGAATTTTAGCCAAAGCAAACTCTGCTATTTCTTCCGGTGTATGTCCTCGTCCTTTTGTTGCTATTACTTTTACTTCGCCTTCTAATATAGTGCTCATTTATATCCTTTCTATTTAACGTCGTATCTAACCTGCCCGCTTCTGTAGGAGTCTTGTCTATTTTTACCGTCCCCTAACTGTTTAAGCATAGATAGAGCTGAGTCGTATCTTTTATTGTAAGTAGCAACTACATCCTCATCTTGCATCATAAAAGTAGCGGCCTCTAGTAATGTTCCATATAATAACACACTGCTGAAATTATCCCCTAGCCAAGATGTGCCACCAACAGCTGTAGTAATTGATGTAGGGTAGTAGAAGTAATGTAGTTCTACTGTGTAATCAGCATCTGGAGTAGGTCCCAATATAAACGTGTCGTCGTCAAAAAGTGCGTAATATTCTGGCTTTCCGTAAAAAGCAGGATCAGTATCAGGAAACGACTGTCTTATAAAATTAACGTCTTTATTTAAAAGATATAGATATTCGTTATCACTATTTATAACCGCCAAACTATATGTAGCGAGCCAATCTCCCGGGGCTGATAAATATTTATTTCCAATAGTAGTTGTACCCACTTGATTACGCCTTAAATCAGGAAGTTGCACGGAATTAAATACACGTTCCTCAGCTTGAGTAATAAACGTATTTATATCAGTAGTACTAAATTGATTCTCAGTATAGCTTTGTACATCTGCTACTAGTTGTGTGTAATTCATCGTTTATCCTTACGCCATAGGGCCGCGGGCTTTAGTGCCTTTGGTAGCTGCGCCATTACCGCGAGTTTCTACGCCTGTTGTCTTAACATCTTTTTCTGGATACCCAGCAAAGTTAGGCACAGGTACATCTTGAGGTTGTACATACCCATCCATCATTTTTGGTTTTCTTGTTTCGTTTTGTTTCATTTTTTTCTCCTAAGTTGTTGTTACAGTAACGGTTCCTAATTCACCAGTACCTTTTAAATCATCAGGTATATCGGGCACTCCTAATAAATTGCCTGACCCAACTGGGTTCCATCCCCATTGTATATCTCTTGACCCAGTTATGTTGTTGTTATTAAAACTTTTATCAGGTCTTGGATCTTTAACTGCTTGAGGATCTTCTACTGGATACATCCCCTGCATATTCTGTGGTTGGTCCGGGTTCCAACATTCCTTACAAGCTTTTACATGAGTATTAGTCTGTCTTACATATAAATCTTTTAGCTCTTTAAGCTTAAATTGAAACCCACAAACATCACAATCAGCTATTGCATTTTTATTAGTTGTATACTTATTGCTCATTTAAATATACGAACTTCTCGGTGTTATAGATAGTGTGGCTTTTTCTCTATCTTCTGTAGAAGCGAGTAACCACTGCTCTTCATATTCTGATTTCAAAAATTGTATTCTATCTCCCGCTTTTGGAATCTTAAGAGATAAATAATACGCTAATCCTGCTACCATACAGGGTAAAAATCTAAAAGGAATGTCCTGCGTATTTACTCCTGAACCTGCGTCTGACATTCTTTTTAAATACCAATATACAAAAGTATAAGGCTGCGTAGTATCTGGAATTGGCCACATTGTTACTGTAGGAACTTCAGGGCCGCGTCTATCAATATA